AGGCATGTCATTGGTGAGCACGAGCTGCCCAACTGTGACGCAGAGCAGGCGGCGCAGTTCATCAAGCAGACATACCCCACCGTGCGCCGCATCTACCCAGACGCCAGCGGGCAGAACCGGCAGCACGCTGGTGCCGGCGGCAAAAGCGCGTTCGGATACCTGCGCGAGGCCGGTTTCACCATCTGCGCCCGCCGCGCTAACCCGCAGATCGTGGACCGCATCAACGCAGTCAACGGTGCCATGCGGCATGGGCGCGTGACCATCAGCCCCCAATGCCGTAAAATGCGCGCTTATTTGTTGGGCTACACGCACACCGACAAGAACAAGCAAGTGCAGAAGGACATGGGGCACCTGCTTGATGCGTTTGGCTATCCCATTTCCTACCTGTTCCCCGTAGACCGCAACGCGGCAACCACCGTGGCCTTTCGATTATGACCATCACACACACCGAATACACGGCGACCGCGCCGCAATGGCGCAAGGTGCGCGACTGCATCCAAGGCGAAGACCGCATCAAAAGCGAGCGCCAGATGTATCTGCCAATGCTGACCAGCCAGCGCGAGAGCGGCGACATCTACGCGATGGAGTCGTACAACAACTACCTGCTGCGGGCGTCGTTCTACGGGGCAGCATCGCGCACGCAGTCGGGCCTGGTCGGTGCCGTCATGCGCAGGCCGGCCAGCATCGAAGGCGTGCCAGACGCGCAGCTCCAAGAGTTGCAGAACGACGCAGGACCAAACTACGAAGGGCTAGACGCCATCGTGATGCAGCAGTTGCGCGACATCGTCAGCGTGGGCCGTTATGGCTTGCTAGTGGAGCGCGGCGACGATGCAACACAGCCACCATACCTGTGCATGTTCAAGGCCGAGGACATCGTCTACTGGCACTGCACGGACTACGGCGGGCGCAAGATCCCCACGACCATCGCCATCCGCCAAACCTACGATGTGCCCAAGGATGGCGACCTGATTGGATCGGAGACCGAGCAGCGCGAGCAGTATCTACTGCTGCGGCTAGGCAAAGCATCCGAGCACCAATACGCGCAGCAGGTAGACGGTGGCGAGACGCTAGCCAGCGCACCCGCTGACGACTTGGTGTATTGGCAGGAGTATTGGCGCACGTTGGGCACGACCAGCGGCGGCGTGCGCAGCGGTGAGATGCAACTGCACAGCATCAAGACCCCGACGAAGAACGGCGGGCGATTCTGGAACGAGATACCGATGGACATCGTCAACGCCATCGGTGGCGTGTCGGTCAACGTCGAGGAACCACCGATGCTAGGCATGGCGAATGTCATGCTGTCGCACTATCGCGGCAGCGCCGACCTGGAATGGGGGCGGCATATGACTGCGATACCGCAGCCATGGGTATCAGGCTTCCAGCTCGAGGAAGGCACCAAGCTGGTGGTGGGCTGCGGCTACGCATGGGCTAGTCCTGAGCCTGGAGCCAACGCGCAGTACCTCGAGTTTAGCGGCGCAGGCTTGGGCCAGATCCGCGAAGGACTCAAAGACAAAGAGCAGCAGATGGCTGTGCTAGGTGCTCGGATGCTCGAGGAACAACCGGCAACGGCGGAGGCAATGGGCACCGTGCGCCTGCGCCAAGCGGGTGAGCGCAGCGTCTTGACCACCATGGCGGAGAACGTCAGCGCGGCGACGACGCGAGCAATCCAGCGGTGGCTCGCGTGGCAGTTGCCGGCATACGATGACACGGCACTGGCGGAGACCGTCAACTACAGCCTGACCGCAGACTTTGACGCATCGCGCATGGACCCCGGCGAATTGGCAACGCTGACGCAAAGCCTGCAAGCGGGCACCATCTCGTGGGAGACCTACAGCTACAACCTGCGGCGTGGCGAGATGCTGCCGCCGGGCGTCAGCGACGACGAAGAGCGCGACCGCATCGAGATGGGCGCACCAGGCCGCAGCCGCAAGGACGAGCTGGTCATGCTGCAATCCGATGTGCGCGAAGGTCGCATCAGCCAGCGCACCTATCTGGAGCGCGTCAAGGCGCTGGGCATGTTGGGCGACATCGAGATTGACGCCGAGATTGCCGCAGCCGACGAAGACAAGGCCCGCGCAGCCGAGGCACAGATGGCTAGCTTTATGCAACGTCTGCCGGATGACGGCGACAACCAGACTACGCCACAGCCGGCTAACGAAGTCGTAGACGGTGTGCCTATGCTTACGTTGAACGAGTTGACCTTGGGCGCAGAGCGCATGGTGAGAGCAGGAAACAAGGCAGGAGCCAACACGCTACTGGCAGAAGCGGCGCAACTGCTGGGCGTCAAATCTTTGGGCAAAGTGGGTAAGGTAGACAAGTGACGGGCACGCCCCCGCCAATCAATGCAGGCGTCAACGACCGAGCCACCCGCGAGCTGCGCAAGGAACTGCGCAGGCGTGCGGGCGAGTTTTTGACTCGGTTCAACCGCCATGATGTGCTGATGGCTCGAGCCGTGCGCGGTGTGCAGATCGAAGCCGTGCAGCAGTTCCGACGCATGATCGCGCAGCCATTGCTGGAAAGCATCGGCAAGACGTTGGCAGGCTTTGACGAGCGTGGGCGCGGTGTGAATCCTGACAGGTTCCCGCAGATCCGCCTGATGCTCGAGGACATCGACAACATCATCAGACGCGGCATCATGGAACTGCGCCAACTCATGGAGCAGAGGCTAGAGCAGGTGGGCCAGCGTGAGGCCGACTTTGTGACCGAGAACGCAGCCAAGACGACTGACCAGGCTGTGGCTCCAGTGCGTGCGCCTGACCCTAGCCAACAACTGGTGCTTGGCGACAACGTCGAGCAGTGGTTTGACACGATGCTGGCAGAGCCGACCGGCAACAACGTGCGCCGCCGCATCCTGCTAGGACTTGAGCTAGGCGAGACCGTGGACCAGATCGTGCGAGGCATCAAAGGATCACGCACTGAAGAGGGCATCCTAGACAAGGCAGAGACGGGCGTGGACACGCTGGTGCGCACCGCTGCCACTAGCGAGAGCACAGCCGCACGCGAAGAAACCTTTCGTGAGCTCGGCGTCACGCATTGGCGGTTTGTTGCCACGCTAGACAGCAGGACAACCATCCTATGCGCCAGCCTTGACGGCGACCGCTTCCCTGTCGGTGAGGGGCCAATGCCGCCGCTGCATCCAAACTGCCGCAGCTCTGCGGTGCCAGACCTTGGTGACGATCCATTCGGCACCCGCGCCGCATTTGACGGTCAGGTGGATGCAGGCGTGACGTTCGAAGAATGGATCAAGACGAGACCACTAGCCGAGCAGGAGGAAATGTTCGGCAAGCAAAAGGCTGCGGCGTTTCGTCGCGGCGATCTAAACCTGAAGCAGATGCTAGGCAAAGACCTGCAACCGCTGACCATCAAAGAACTGCGCGCCAAGGACGCGCTATAGCCAATGCTACGCAAGACATACGAAACGGCAGACGACATACCCGAACAACTGCGCGACTTCTACAAAGACACCGGCAACGGTTGGCAGGTGCAACTCGAGACCACCGACGACACGCCCGCCGTGGACATGGCGAAGTATCGCGAGATGCGTGATAACAACATAAAGATGAAGGCGCAGCTCGATGATCTGATGGGCGAGCAGCAGCAGATCCGCGACCAATACAAGACGATGCTGGACAAGGCGCAAGGCGAAGAAGAAGCCGCGCTGCTCAAGTCGGGCCAGTTTGACCAGGTGCTCGAGCGCCGCACCGCCGCGATCAAGACCGAATACCAACGGCAGTTTGAAGACCTAAACCAGCAGCGCGAGCAGGCCGAGCAAGACAAGCAAGCGGCCCGCCAGCGGTTTGGCTCGGTCTACCTAGCCGACCAGATCGGTGGCGCACTGGAGCGCAAGAAACTGCGCCTGCGCCCGACTGCCCGCGAGGACTTAATCATGCGTGCCGGCGGCACGTTCCAGCCGAACGAAGCACTGGACGCGCTCGTGGCCAAGGACAACAGCGTGGATGGTCAAGGCCAAGACCTGACGCTTGAGGCATGGCTAGACCGGACAGTGACCGACGCGCCGCACCTGTTCGATGGTGGTGATGGCGGTGGTGCTCGGCCTGGTGGCGTGGGCGGCAACCGTATCCGCATGGCCGATGTGCGAGACGATCCTGTGGCATACGTGCAGGCTGTGGAAAAGGTGGCAAGGGGGGAGGCACAATGGCAGGAATGAGACGCTTGCACACGGTGCGCTTTCGCCAGAGCAATGGCGAGGTAGATGTAATGCAGCCCAAGGGCAGCACCCTGCTGCGCGTGCATCAGAGCGGCAGCGGGTATTGGTTTGTGGATTTGCTGGCACCCGTCACCACCGAGATGGAACCGCTGCGCCTGTGGCTTGTTTCGCACAGGAACACGCAGGCGGAAATTGATCCGGCATGGGAATGCGTGGGTCATGCGACAGCGCACCAGGGTCACCGCACCTATGTATTCCACAAGCCAAAGGCACCAGCCAAGCGCAAGCCGGGCAGGCCGCGCAAGGCTGCCACTGCGCCACCTGTTGACGTAGACGCACCCTAGTGGCTACAATGCCGCCGCGTGGCTTTCCGCGTCAATGACGCAGCCACGCGCCGCACACGCGGCAAACCATAGCCAACGGCGTTGGCTGTGGACTGTCGCCGATTAGGTAGCCCAGCGGGTTACCTACAGCCGGGCCGGTTGCGCGGGTCACGACAACAACAAACAACGATAAGGAGCGGGCCACGCCTGTTTCGTTCGTCGGCCCGGAAGAGATTTGGCTAATACCATCACCGACATCGTCCCCAAATTGGTGGGGCTGATGCTTCCCAAGCTGCGAGCACACTCTGTGATGCCGCGACTTGTCAACCGCGATTTCGACACGCTGGGCGCACAGCCGGGCAGCTCGATTGACGTTCCACTGCCGCCGTCCATCACGACCATTGATGTGGCTGCTGCGCAAGTCCCGCCGACTACCAGCGACATCACCCTGTCGTCGGTCAACGTGCCGTTGTCGTCGTGGAAGGAAGCCCCTTTCTACATGACGGACAAGGATATGATGGAGGTGCAAGGCGACAAGCTGCCAGGCGTTGTTGATGCTGCGCTTGCGTCAATCATCGAGACCATCGACGCCGGCATCCTTCTGGCCGCGACCAACGGACACGGCCTGGCCGACTACCAAAGCGGCAGCGTGTTTGACGCAATCGCTGATGTGACGGCACCGCAGAAGTTGCTCAACACCAACAAGGTGGCGCGTGGCGATCGGTTCTGCGTGTTCCAAGAGGATGCCGAAGCCAATCTGTTGGCGTTGGAGCAGTTCACCAGTGGCGACTACGTCACCGGGTTTCCGTTCGAGGCTGGTGATGTGGGCCTAACTCCGAAGATGGGCATGGCGTGGGTCATGGACCAGAACGTGGCATCGCACACCACCGGCACGGCCAATGCAAGCTATGACCTTGACGGTGCCGCTAGTGCAGGTGACAAGACCATTGCAGTAGACACTGGCTCAGGCACGATCCTGGAAGGCGACACGGTCACCATCGGCAGCTACGACTACGGCGTGGCCAGCACTGTGGGCGGCGCGACTGTGACCAGCATCACGCTCAACCAAGGATTGGTGGCAGATGTGGCAGACGGTACCAGCATTGCCTTGCGCGACACTGGTGGCCTCACCAACATCAGCAACGTGGCGTTCCATCGCGATTCTGTCGTGTTTGTCTCGCGCCCGTTCCAAGCCAGCAACAGCGCGATTGCATCGCAGACCATCAGCGACCCGGTCAGCGGGTTGTCGTTGCGCCTCGAGGTCACCCGCGAGCACAAGCGCGACCGCTGGAGCATCGACGCGCTCTATGGCACCAAGGTGGTGCGGCCCGAAGGCGTCATCAAGATCATCGGCTAATTAGGCCGAGGACACGCGCACGGGTCACACGCTGGCCCGTGCGCATCGTCACCACCCCCCACCGCTCGCGTCATGGCTCAACTAGATCTACACATCCACATCGGTGACAACATCATTGCAGGCGGCGACGACGCCCAGAAGGCTACACTGCAATGGAACCCGGCAGGCAGTCAGCAGGCGGGCATATCGTTGCTGATGGACGAGCTGAGTCGCGTGGAGCCAAGCGATGCCACAGGATTGACGGGCGGCGCATACGATCCCTATTGGGATGGTGACACGTTCGCAGTCACCAGCGACGGCACGCCGACCACGACCACCATCGGACTCAGCACGGCTACGTGGGACGTTAACGAATGGGCAGGCCGCGAAGTCGAAATCACATCTGGCACCTACAACGGCAGCAAGGTGCGCGTGGTCAGCAACACAGCCACCGAAATCACCTTCACGCCTGCGCTGGCTGGTGCGCCATCATCCGGCGACACGTTCACCATCAAGGGCGGGTTTGTTAAGTTCTGGCCCACTGCTAGCACGCAGAGCGGCGTGGGCATTGTCGCCGGCCAGAAGTCAGCGTCAGGCGTCAACTGGTTCGGCATCAACTCAGTAGACCAGACGCCCGCATGGGTTAACCGACTGGTCAACGTCCACGGCATCACCGGCACCGGGTTCCGCATGTATAAGCGGGCAGGACCGACCAAGACCGATGGATGGATGACAGGTCAGACCAACGGCGACACGCTCGATACGGATTTGGCACTGCTCCAAGATTACGAGACCAACGCCAGCAACACGCTGCGCGTCAAAAGCGTTGTCATTGATTCGGCACACAGCGACTTGGCCGCCGTCAATGTGGACTACCAAAGCGATCTACTGCGGCTGATCGACAGTTTGCGCAGCAGGCTCGAGGCGCTCGGCATGACGGAGGCCAAGACCACCGCTACCGCCACCGCTGGCACCACGACGACGTTGACCGTGGCAAGCGCAGGCTGGACTGTGGACCAATGGAAAGGGCGCACCGTGCGCATCACCAGCGGCGCAGCCATCAACGAGCTGCGGATGGTCGCAAGCAATACAGCCGACACGCTCACGATCGTCACGCTGGTGGCACCGCAGACGTATGGCGGGTTTAGTGTCGCGCCCGGCGCGGCGACGTTTGACATCCTCGCCAGCCCGCTCCTGGTTGTCGCGAGTCCCAAGATCGGCGCATACTCGAGCCTAAGCAGCGGGCAGCCCATCCTGAGCCTTGGCGTGCGCGCCGCCAACCAGTCAGTGGCCGACACGGCGGAGAACGTGCGCTTGCACGATTGGGAGCCGGGCAACTGGGCGGTGGCTGCCAAATACAGCGCGACGTTGTCGGACAAGTACTACGACGTGCCGAGCTACATCGCTGCAGGCTACGCGCTGCACAACACGATCCAGGCGTTCTACACGGTGCAACCTACTGCGCCGCCTGGTGCTGCCATCCCGTGCGTGGTGATGATCGGCACCAGCCAGATGGTGACTAGTGCGCTCAGTCCTAGCATCATCACGCTGATGAAGTCCCAAACGCTGACGCAGGCAGCGAGCGACATCATGCCGGGCGCTTACATATGGGACAACGTCAACGAGCAAGTGCTGCCCTACAACGTAGCCAGCAACGGTAGCACGTTCGGCAGCGTCGAGAGCTATTGGGGACCAGAAGCCACGCTGCTGCGCGACACGATCCGCGACAAGTGGACGACTGGCGTCGTGGTCTTCAAGTTTGCGCTGGCCGGCGTGGCGCTGACATCCGAGGCAGGCACCGGCACCGTGGCCGGATTCATCGAGCCGGGTGGCCATTGGGAAACGATCGAGGCCCAATGGGCCAAGTTTAAGCAGGCAGTGGTGCGGGATTTGAACCGCAGCGTGGATGTCGTCGCCGTCTGCAACGACCTGGGCGAGAACGACCTACTGTATACGTCAGCGTTCGCGACCAAGGCACCGCTACACGTTGACCGTTGCCGCACACTGTTCCAGACGCGGGTCAGCGATGACTACGAAATTCCTATAGTGTGGCAGCAAGGCCCGCCACCATTGAGTACGACAGCCGGCGGGTCAGCGTTGGGCACTGCGGCAGATCGCGAGGCATACCGGGCGGTGGTCGCTGGGCTACCTGCGCAGCGCACCAACCTGGGCTACATACCGAGCAACGTCAACCGCTACGGGTTGCAGTCTAGCGATTCGATCCACTACGACGGCGAGGCCGCGCTGCACCTAGGCACTGACTGGGCCGTTGAAGTAATCAAACTGTTCACGGATGAGGGTGGGGCACCAGTGGTGCCCGAGTCCGCCACCCTTATCGTCGAAACTGGCAGCGGACTCCCAGATGCGAACAGCTACGCCAGCGTGGCGTTCGTAGATGATTACTTCCTGTATCGCAGCAACCCAACGACCTGGACCGATGCCACGACTGCCGACAAGGAGCAGGCGTTGCGGATGGCCACGTTCTACATCTCGGAGCGATACGGCAACCGCTGGCGCGGCGTCATCGACAGCGATACGCAGGCGCTTGATTGGCCGCGCAGTGGCGTCGTCGATGGCGACACGGGGCTGTATTACGACAACGACGAGATGCCCAAGCGGTTGCTGCATTCGACCGCCGAGGTGGCGTTGCGCTATCTGGCAGGCACGACGCTGCGGCCCGACATCGATCCGGGTGATGGCAACGTGACGAACAGCACCATCAGCGTGGGCGCTATCAGCATCACGGAGGACTTCGTCGGCACGGCCACGACCGCGCCGGACTTCCCGATTGTGCGCCAGCAGTTGCGGTCGCTGTTGACTGACGCGGGCGCGGTGATGCTGCACAGGGTGACGCGATGACGCTAGCAGCTCGGTTCCAATCAAAGACACTGCAAGCCATCACGAAGGTGGGGCAAGCAGGCACGTTGACGGTGCCGGGCGGCACCTACAACGTAGACGGCACAGTGACCGAAAACCCGGTATCAGTCGCGGTGACGCTGGGCGGGCCTGTAACAGAACAAAAACGCTACACCGAGACAGGTGCCGACACTCGCGTCACCGCGACCTTCTACGTGAGCTCGTCAGGCTTAACGGTCACGCCGACGACTGCCACGCGCATCGTTGCCGGCGGGCGCACGTTTGCCTGCTATGCCTGCGAGCCGTTCACGGTCAACGGCACCGTGGTGGCGTTCCAGCTCGACGTGGGCGAGGTGGGCACCTGATGGCGAAGGACGCGAAGGAATGGCGCATCGAGATGGACGACTTCGTCCAATCGGAGGTGCTCGAGAAAGTGCTGGACACGCAGCGCCGCATGATGCTGGACATGCTGACCAAGGTCGTGGAGATCACACCAGTGGGCAACCGTGCGCGGTGGAAGCGCAACATTGAGCGCAAGGCCAAGGGCCTCAAGGGTCTATTGCCCAAGGGCTACGTGGGCGGGCACGCTCGCAAAAACTGGCAGGTGAAGCTGGACAGACCACCGACCAACGAAATCAGTGGCGAAGACAAAAACGGCAGAAACACGCGAGCGCGTGGCGAGCGTGCTATTGCCAAGCTGGACGAGCTGACCATCGGCTACATCAGCAACCTGTTGCCATACATGGACAGGCTGGAAAACGGATGGTCACAAAGTGCGCCGGATGGCATCGTTGGGCCGACCATCCAGCAGGTGCGCCAGAAATACAGGAAGGTTGAATGACTGACCAGGCCGACATCTTTGAGGCGATCCGGTCGCGGTTCCAGACGCAGATCGGCGACGGTCAAAGCATCAACGTGGTCTACGACAACGGGCCAGAACCGGCCAGCATCACCTCGAGTTGGTGCCGATTCACCGTGTCGATCGACAACCACCGGCAGGCAACCATGGGCACCGTGCGCTACCGCATGACAGGCATGGCAACCGCTCAACTGTTTACGCCCATTGCCAAGGGTGACGGCGCGAGCATCCACCTAGCTGATGCCGTGGTGGCTGCGTTTCGTCTATTCACGCTGGCATCACCTCAAATCAGATTCACCCCACCGCCGGGCATCATTGGCACGGCTGACCAAGAGGATGCCTGGTGCATCCGTTCCGTCCAGATCCCCTTCGTTGCTGACGTAATACAATGAGCGATTCCAATAGGCTGCGCGTTTCCATCATCAAAGAATCGACGTATGGCGTCACGCCAACATCACCCGCCATGCAGATCATGCCTGTGACGGGGCAATCGCTGCGCGATGCTGTTGGCTACACGCAGAGCAACATCATCAACGCAGACCGCAACGTGGAGGAGCTGGTCAGGCTGTCAAAGACTGCCGGCGGGCAACTGCCCACCGAGGTGATGTTCTCGCCAACTGGCGAGGCCCTCGAGTTGTTGCTGTGCGCGACGATGTGCGCGAGTGAAACCGCAGTGGCTACGGTGGCCAGTTGCAGCACAGTCGTATCCACCAAGACCATCACGCGGGCGTCGGGGTCGTTTGTCAGCGACGGCATCACGGTGGGCGACATTGTCAGGACATCGGGCGGCAGCACCGCAGCCAATAACGGGTATTGGAAGGTCACCAACGTGGTGGCGTTGACGTTGACCGTCGAGGCCGATGCCAACTTCACCGCCGACACGGTGACGGTCACGCGAGGCGCACGGCGCAACAACGGCATCAACGAAGACAGTTTCACCATCGAGGTGGCGCGGCTGGACGTAGACAAGGCGCAGATCTTCACCGGCTGCGTGGTCAACACGATGGACATCAGCGTGTCGGATGAGGCGATTGTGGGCGCGACGTTCACCTTTGCATCAGCCAACAGCACGTTCCAGACGACGGATCTGGGCACTGACCAGTTTATTGCTGGCGCGACATACGATCCCGCGACGGATCACCCGGTGCTTGATTCCCTGAGCGTGCCCGAAATCCGCAGCGCAGGGTCAGCCTTTGGAGCCAAGACGATCAACTTGACAATCAACAACAACGTGATGCCGCGCACCGAGCTGGGCACGCTAGGGGCTACATCGATGCGGCAGGGCGAGTTCAACACGACCGGCAACGTGGAGGCTTACTTTGAGGACTTCACCGAGTTGCAGGCGTATGCGGACAACACGGAGGGCGCTATCTGGTTTGCGTTGATCGACGCCAACTCGCAGGGCTATACGTTCTCGATGCCCACCGTCAAGTTTAACGACGCGGGCGCAGATGTGACTGGCAGCAACACCGACACGATGGTCAGCATCGGCTACCAGGCCACGCTTAACCACGCGCAGAGTTGCACCGTGCGGATGCAGAGGTGGGCATAGCATGGATCTACAGCAGATCCAACTGGACGCATGCAAGCTAGATAACGGCATATGGTGGGCGTTGTCGGTCGATGACGGGCAACTGGTCGGCAGTCAGGTGGCGCAGCCTGGTGACGATGTGCCGGCCATCCTGCTGGTGCCGATGGGCACGGCATACGAACGGCACCTCGAGCGCGAGCGCGAGCCGCATTTGGGCAAGCTGCGCGACAAGGACACGCCGAGCGCACAACAGGAGCAGATCACGCTGGACACGGCAGCGCGGGCGCTGGCGCACACCGTCGTGCGCGACTGGCAGAACATCAGCTTTAAGGGTGATGTGGTCGGCTACAGCCAAGCCAAGGCGGCAGAGCTGCTAGCGGATCGCACGTTCCGCAACCTGCTCGACTTCGTGCTGATTAAGGCCAGCGAGCGCAATGCGGCGTTGGTGCAAGTGGAGGCGGAATCGGCGGGAAACTGAGCAGCGTCCTGCGGTGGCACCTGCGGCACGGCAAGGACGAAAACTACCTCCGCAGGTTGGCCAAATGGCGCGCACGCAAAAACAAACCGGCACCGATAGCATGGCGCAACCGTCCGCAACTGTTCCACGATTTGCATGGCGTCTGGCAAGCGTGGCAGATGGTCAACATAGGCCGACCCGTTGGAATGGCAGCGTCAGGGTTGCCGTGGTCCGATCTGTCGCGCTATGCGGCAGACGCAGGGTATACTGGCGACCATCGCCTGCGCCTGTGCAGATTGCTGCGAGCTATGGACGCCACCTTCCTAGCACACACCGCCGACCAACGAAGGAGCCGCGCAGATGGTAACAATCCTCGAGATGGCGGTGGACAGTCGCGGCGTCAAGGTCGGATTGGCGGAAGCGAATAGGGCGCTAGACGAAACAGCCAAGAAGGCAGACAAGGCCGAGAAGGAAGTCACGCAGCTCGGTGACAAGAGCAAGACCGCAGGCCGCAATATGTCGGCAGCGTTCGCGGCTACTGGTGGCGGGCTAGCAGTCACGCATGGTCTGGCGGGCATGTCGGACGGATTCCGCCGAGGCAGCGCATCCATGACCGCGTTTGCAGCATCGCAGGCATTACTAGACATGGGCCGCATGGCGGAAGACATGAAGGGCGTGACCAGCGCAACAGGCGGCACCATGTCAGTGTTCAGCAAGTTGGGCATGGTGATGAAGGCGCACCCGATTATGACGATCGCCACCGTGCTGGCGGGCGCGGCGTCAATGATGCAGGTATTCGGAGGCGAGACCGAGGAAGCGGCGACCGAAATGGATCGGCTGGCCGCAGCCATGGAAAAGGTGCGCGTGGGCCGCGAGGCGGCGCAACTGCTGGGGATCAGTCAACTGTCACCAGCGCAGCAAGCACGGCAAAACGTGCGGGGCGCTGCCGAAGCATATAGTGGAGGGCAAGGTCAGACGTATGGCGGCATGGCTCGCATGTTGGGCAAGTCAGTGGGGGAAGTCCTGGCAATACAGCGGGGTGCCATGGGCGGTGGACCGATTGGCGAACGGCGACCAGTGCGGCGCATGATCGGTGGTCGCGACCAAATTGTGATGGAGCCAGTACCAGTTGCACAGCAGCGCGTCACGCGGGACGCAGCCAAAGCTATTTTACGAACGCTATATCAACAATTAGAAGCGGAAGTAGAGACGCTGAAACCAGGCGCATCGACCGCAGCGCGGGCAGGCGTGACCGGCGCAGGCGTGACCGGCGCAGGCCGTGGAGGGTTGCCGCCATTAGCTCCTGGCCAGATGGGCGGCGCTTACAACCCGACGTTCAACCAACTGTATGGCGAAGAATATGGCACTGGCGCGATGTTGACACGCACCGATCAAGCAATGGACAAAGCCAATCAGGAAATGGATGAGCTGTTGCGCAAAGGCCAACAACTAGGTAGCACGCTAGGTGATGCGTTCTTCAACGTCGTCAGCGGTGCAGCCACGGCCAAGCAGATCATGGCCAGCATTGTGGCTGACATGGCGCGGCAAGGGTTCCGTCAGGGGTTTGCTGGATTGTTTGGCGAGTTTGGCCAGTCGTTTGGCAAGACGCCCGCGCAGGCCAAGGAGGATACATAGTCATGGCGTTTCACGATATCTCGCTACCTGCTGGCCTCCAGTATCAGAGCGTGGCCGGCGCAGGGTTTGCTACGATCATTCAAGAAACAGCAAGCGGTCACGAGTATCGCGTGGCGAGGCAGGCGCAGGGCAGGCATCGGTTTTCGTTGGTGAAGAACCTACAGACCGAAGCGGAGGCCAAGACCCTCAAGACGTTCGCATTGCAGCGGCGTGGTGCGCTGCACAGTTTCCGAATCAAAGACTTTTCGGACTACACCAGCGCAGACAACGGCATTGATGCGCCAACCGCGCAAGATCAAGTGATCGGACAAGGCGATGGCACCGATGACACGTTTGACTTGGTCAAGCTATATGATGGCAGCGGTTCGTCTCCATACCCGCGAGCTATCACGCTTCCTGTGTCTGGCACCGTTTTGGTGGCGGTGGGCACCGTTGCAACTACGTCATTCACGATCAATAGCCAAGGGCAGATCGTGCTTGGCACGCCGCCGATCGCGTCAGCCGTAGTGACTGCTGGCTTTGAGTTTGATGTGCCTGTGCGCTTTTCTAGCGGGTTCGACAGTTGGGCCAAGCTGCAAGCTGAAGCGTTTCATGTATGGTCCGTTGCGGACATGGAGTGCATAGAAGTGCTGGCAGAAGTTGAGACGCCAGAGCGATGGTATGCTGGTGGAGCTCGTGATTGGGGCGCAGTCTCGTCCAACATTCAGCTATCGATGAACGATGGCGCAATGCAAGTGATGACGCCATCAACTGCCATGTCTGCATTGCTGCCGCCAGTGTCGCGCATCCCTGGAGGTGATCGCATATTCACAGTTCATATAGCTAGCGGAGCGGCCGGATCTTGTCAGATCCGCGACGATGGCGGCACTGCGATCGGCAGCGCGTTGAGTGCTGGTGATACAAAGCAGATTGGGCTTGCCCGCAGCTCGTCAACTAGCGTCTGGGTGATGTACTAATGAGTCGCACCGCTGAAGACGAATGGATTGGAGCATCTCGAGATGCTGCCATCAGCAGCGGTGACTACACTGTGCCGCTGCCGTCTGGTGTGTCTGGAGCTGTGCGGTTTCATGCGTTACGACCAGCGTCACCAGGATCGGCTGCTGTGCTGCCAGACGCACGGCAATGCACACAGGCCGTTGGCGGGTTGCCTGCGCACACAATCGCTAATCTAGGTGCGGAGGTGATGACTGTCGAAAATCAGGCAGGAGCGACTATAGCCACGCTGGCAGTCAATGAAGCCGCGCAGTGCTGGTTGATCGACGCATCAACCGCAGCAGGCGTGTGGATTGCTCGCACGACGACAAGCGCCGTAAGCAGCCCGATCGCCAACGCTGTAGACACGTTCTCGTTGACGATTAACAATCAGAACAATGTCAACATTCGCGCCATGTGTGACGCGCAAGGATATGCTGGCACGCTGCCTGCGCGTGTAGCAGTCACGCTGCGTGCCAACCACATCATCGGCAGCACGAGCAACTTGACGCCAGCGTTTGACACCGGCACGTTCCCGGCATTGTCCGTCATCACGTTGACGGTTGGCGCAAACAGCTACATCTGCGGCAAAGGTGGAGACGGCGGGCCTCCTGGGTCAACAGTGCCAATCATCGCCGCGAGCAATGGCGCAAGTGGCGGGCAGTCGATGCAAGTTGATACTGACTTGGTGCTTGTCAACTACGGCAAGATTCAGGGCGGCGGCGGCGGCGGTGGTGGAGGTGCGGGTGATGCTGGCATCACCACGACCATCGGCGCACGTAGCGGTGGCGGTGCGGGTCACACCATAGGCAACGGTGGGGCGCTTCCTAGCCAGATCGTCTACCCGGCCCTGAACGGCGGCATAGAGTCGCCTGGCGTTGGCGAGACTATTCCAACCGGGCAGACTGGAGGCAGTGGCGGCGGACCTGGTGCTGTCGGCACCGCTGCCAGCACAGGAGGTTTGGGCGGGGCTGCTGGATCGGCGATTGAATCGAAGGCGGCATCACCTGGCGTGCTGACCAAGTTGGTGGCTGGCACGATTGACGGTGCGGAGGTGGTGACATGACCACCCGCCTGGGCCAAGGGACTCTTGATGCGTTGCGCCTCGAGAGAACGAAGCACGTTGCGCATGTCATTGAGGTGATCCCTGCCACGCTTGCGCCGATATACGTCACCGATCACGATCGCAAAATCACGTTTGAAGGCAACGTGTACTCACCTAGCACCTTTGGCCTGATGTCGGCAGAACGTCGCGAGGCAGCGTTCCGCAGCGGCAACCAGGATGTGCGAGGCATAGTAGACGGCACCGTGATCACAATTCCTGATCTGGACGCCAACCGGTATCGTGGAGCTGAAGTCCGGCAGGTTGTCGTTGACTGGATGCGCCCATGGATTGTGTATGCCCGACATCGCAAGTGGATTCGCAGCATCGTGCGCGACGGGTCTACGTTTATCGGAACGATGGAAGCCAGGACGCAGGGGTTGCAGCACGCGCAGGCTGGCCGATTTGGCGGCACGTTCTCGACGACTTGCACCTACGAGCTCGGAGACGCTGACTCATGCAAGAAGGACATTTCTGCAGACCTCAAGACGGCGACCGTGTCTGTGGTTGTGGATGACCGGCGCACCTGCCAGTTCACGACTGCAAGTTGGCCGGGCACGTATGCGGATGATTACTACCGCGACGGGTCCATTGAGTGGACCACAGGCGACAACGCTGGCCATGTCAGCGCGATCTACGGATACACGCACGCAACCCGTCAGTGTGACCTGCTGTTGCCGACTCCTAAAGCCATACAGGTTGGCGACGTTGGCATTGCCAAGCCGGGGTGCAACGGACTGCTGACGACGTGCAGAGACAAGTACTCCAACCAGCTCAACTTTGGCGGAGACCCGTTCGCGCCTAGCGCCTCGACTATCATCGAACCTATTGCAGAGGTGTGAGTGGTGCCGCTCGAGTCATTCATTGAGAGTGTGAAAGATTGCATCGGGACGCCTGTCGTGCATATGGGTCGCCTGTCGCACAAGGCCCTCGACTGCGTAGGGTTGCCGTGGGCTGCGTGCAATGCGCTGGGCATGGAGCTGCCAGCAACCGGCGCATACAACGCCATGCCGTCTGGTAATGACCTGAGCCGTGGGCTGATGTCGTACTGTGACCCGGTCGATGTAGGTGGCCATATATGGCAAGTCTACGTTGGGCAAAAGCCGCGCCATTGTGTTGTTCCGGTCGGCTTGAACGGATGCGGCGAGCCTGTTGTGGTTCACGCGTGGGGCATGGGCCGCCGCGTCTGCGAAACGATCTACAGTCGGCGACGTATCTTCGCTCGTTGGCGCATTCGAGGGGTGGAATAGATGGCGAGCGGTGGAGTTGCAATTGCATCAGGAGCAGGCTTGTTTGCCAGTGTTCCGGTCGTCGGATGGGTGGCAGGCATAGCAGCCGCATACATCGACGCCACGTTCCTATACCCAGCGTTGACTGGCGAAGGCGTTGACGCTGCCCGTCCCCCCGTGTTGCAGGGCGTGCCTGTTGGCAGCAACCGCGCAGGAGCGGAGCGCATCTGGGCTATCGGTGCTGATGTGCGGGTGCCTACGCACATCCTATACCAAGACCGCAAGGTCAGAGAATCTGTGTCCAGCGCCAACAAGGGTGGCACAGCCACACCGTTGCGCCGCGTCAACATCAACGCGCTCGTGTCTTTGAATGATCGAGAGACGCGACGACTTACGCACCTGATCGGCAACGGCAAGTTGCTGTTGTATTCCGACCGCAACATCATTGTGGTTCGCACGCCCGAGATGACCGCGACATACGACGCGTCCGGTCCTCATATCACCGTGGCGATGAACAGCACTGAAGATCCAGACTTTGCTGACCGCTTCGAGGTGGACGACATCGTGCTGCCCGCGCAGTTCGTGCGACTAGCTGGGCCGACGACCTTCAATGGGTATTGGCGACTACTGACCGTTGCGGAGCATGTTCCTGGCACGCCTAGTTTCGTGACGATGTATCCTGCCGATGGCCAGACAATGACCAGCCTGAGCTACACGGGCGGGTCGATCTACTCGCCTGCTCAGGTGGCCCGCGTTGACGATGCCATTGTTCAAGACTGCACGGCGCTCTACACATCCGGTGTCAACTCGCTGCGGCTGACCCCTATTGCGCCGGCTAAGTTTCGGACGGATGTCCTGTCAGTTGGCGACCGGGTCACGGTGCGCAACATGAAGCACCTCGGCGGGGGCGGAACCCCTGCGGGCACCCCGATTTCGTTGGCGACGTGGCATGTCCAAGACGTTTGGACGAATGGTGGGCGCATCCTCTTGACGCAGCCAACGGTGGGCACGGCGACGGGCAACTACGTGAAGGAAAGTGCCGACGAGCTGCCCGCCATTGAGTATGCCGTGCCGCCGACGTTCACCGCTGGCATCTTCCCGCCGACCTATTCCATCTACGCCAACTATGCTTCAGGGTCGGAAACGCAGGGAGAGAACGCCTTGCTGGTTGCCGACAAAGGCACTGGCAACGTGCCCGCGTATCGGGGCGTGGCGTATCAAGCACTTGACGAGTTCTACGCTACATCGTTTGGCGACCAGTTGCCGTTTAGCCTTGAAGCATTGGTCCAGCCTGACGCTGCACTGACATGGGCGCAAGCTGTTCAGCTAGTGTTGGAACGAGCCGACATACCGACCAGTGCCATTGACACATCTGGAATGCCAGAAAAGCTGTTCGCTGGCATGTTCCTGCGCGGGGCTGTGCCTACGTTGACCGCTATGCAGCCCATGCTGCTGGCTGGTCAACTGCTGGGCCAAGAGCGCGACGGCACAATCTGCGTGTTCGACATGGACTCCGCAGATGTTGTCCAGGTTGAGAATGGCGCTGTGTTCAGCGATATGGCGACCATTGCCGATGGCGAGTCTCGCAAAGACAATAAGGTGGTTGTGCAAGACGCATCTGAGCAAGACTTGCCAACGTCGGTGGGCGTGCGACATCAAGACCCCGACAATTCGTGGGCCGAGGGGTACCAGCATTTCGGGCTGCGCAACCCTGGCGGCGTTGACCATCAAAACGAGCAAGATGTAGACGTTGGCAACATGGTGCTGACGCGCAAGGAAGCCCGCAACCTCGCGTCCACTATCTTGCGGCGTGCTTGGGTGAACCGGCGCACGTATCGATTCACGCTGCCTGCTGCATATCTGGACTTGCTCGAGAATGACATCTGCACGTTTACCACGGATGAAGGCGATGTGGTGCGATGTCGTGTGATACAGCGCGACATCGGCGCAGACTTCAGGGTGGCTGTGACAGCGGTCAACGAAGATGTCCATTTGGCGGTGTCCGGCAGTCCGGTGCAGTCTGGAGCTGGTCTTCCCGCAGTCATTGTGGTTGCACCCGCGTCGTTGCGGGTTATCCCGATTGATGCACCTGGCATCCGCAACTCGGAAGTGGTGACGCCTGCCGTCAAGCTAGCGGTGTGCGCCAACGGTGGGGGAGAAAACTGGGCGGGGGCGGTGGTCCATGAAAGCGTCAACGGTGCTAGCTACCAGTCTATTGGCAACATCGGAGCGCAGGCTGCTATTGCGCAGTTGGATGGCACGCTGGCCGCGCAAGACTCGTCAGAAGCGTACGGCACGACTACAGTGACGCTTCGCGCACAGACAGTCGATGTGACGTTCGCGTATGAAGGCGATACCGCGCTGGAGGCTGCCACGCAAGCGGAGGCCGAAGCTGGAAAGAACTGGTGTGCTATATACGGTTCGACTGACGGTGTGGAGATTGCCGCGTTCACAACTGTGACGCCTCTGGGCAATGGTCAGTTCACGCTGGGCGGATGGCTGCGAGGATTGCGCGGCACGCTATCGCCGGACCAATTCCTTGGCTATCAAATGGTCATGCTGCACCCTGCGCAAGACAACGTGTTCTTCCGCGAGTTTGCTGGAGCGTTGCCAGCCAGCCTTAACTACAAGGTGGTGCCTCTTGGATTGGGCCTTGACGATGTGGCTGCGACCAGCATCACGCCGACGTTTGCCAACGCGCTACCGCTGCCCATCCGCGATGTGGTCAAGACATACAACGCCACGACGCTGATGACGCGGTTCGATGTCGCGGAACATTGGACGCGCCAAGTGCTGCCTCTAGGCACGCAGCCACCGCACGCGCTCGATGAACCTTTTGAGACGTATCGCGTCAACATCTACCAGTCAGGCAGCACGGACATCATCGCGGACACTTACGAGATGGACAGTCGCTTCACTGGATCGGCCACGCTGCGCGACACCTACTTTGATTGGTCCAACGCTCGAGCCACCGCCGCCGGATACACGCCAGGACCGACCGAGACTTACTACATCAGCTATCAGCAAGTTGGACTGTATGGTGACGGGCCATTGAGGTTTGAGACGATCTAGTGACTGACTTCCAGATACGCGACAAGGTCACGCTGCTGCGCGACTTCTTGAACAACGTCGGTGCAACGGCCACGGGCGTGGAGGTCAAGGTCACGCAGGATACGGATCTGGGCCTGCGGTTTTTCGTCGATCCTGAAGTGTTGGTCGAATGCAAGAACAGCAGCGGCGGCACGCTGACCAAGGGCGAAGCCGTATACGTCAGCGGCGACCACGCCAGCGGCAAGCCAGAGGTGACCAAGGCGCGGTCTGATGCGTCTGGCACGATGCCGTCCATCGGCCTGGTGTATGAGACGATGGCAGACGGTGACGAGGGGCACATAGTCGCCGAGGGTGTGCTGTTCCAGTATGACACGGACACGCCAGGATGGGACGCAGGCACGGCGCTGTATGTAGACCCGGCGACCGCTGGAGCGTTGACCAGCACCAAGCCAGCCGGCAGCACCAACAAGGTGCAGAAGGTGGGCCTAGTCACACGCAGGCACGCAACGGTTGGCAGCATCATGGTCATCGGCGCGGGCCGCAGCAACGACATCAACAACGAGCTGGTGGCGTTGATGGGCGTGGATGCTCGCACGCAGACGGACTTGGGCACGTTCACGGGTTCCATCATCGCCAACAACCGCGACGTGAAAGAAGCGTTTCAAGACCTTGAGACCAACGCTGGCGGCATCCGGTTGCGTTGCCCGTTCCATGCTGATGGTGCGCAGTCGTGCCAGTTGGGCGCACATCCGAGCACGGACGAGTTCCTGAAAAACCTGAACATCAACATGCAGTTGGCCGACCTGAGCACGATGACGCAGGTGCGGATATTCTTCCGCGTCTACACCAACTCCGCGTCAGCCAACAACCCGCGTCTGATCGTGCGCTATTCGACCAGCTACACGACAACCCTGGGCAATTTTAGCGACATCGGCACCAGCGAGGTCAGCGCATCCATGGCTAGCTACACGCTTGCTAATAGTGGATGGGTGGACCTAGCCGAAGCGGCCAAGATAGACGATTGCTATATCACCGTGGTGCAGACTGGCGGCGACCGCAGCGCCACACCGCGTGTGCATTCCCTGTTCGTAGAGTTTCGATGATCTGCACCAATGACAACCGAGCACAGCAATAATGGGTGGCGCGAATACCAGCGGCTAGTGTTGGCAGAATTGAAACGCCTGGATCAAAACATTGAGAAACTGGCCGACAAGGTTGACAAATCCGTGCGGCATGAACGCAACAACCGGCACACCTCTGAAAACGCGACCATGGCTGAAGTGCGCCGCATTGCGCTCGAGGTCCACGGGTTAAAAATCAAGGCAGGCATCTGGGGCTTGCTGGGCGGATTGCTGCCGGTGCTCACGGCGCTGGTGCTGCGGCAACTCTAACCATGCCACACAAATCACCAGACGACCGCAGAGCATACCAGCGCGAATATCAGCGCGAATACCAGCGCACGCAGCCCAAGCGAAAGCGACCAGGCCAGCATACGCGAGCGGTCACCATCCGCATCAATGCCACCGCCGCCGAGCTGGACGAGCCGCGCAACGCTCGCAGGTGCCTGTATCAGTTCTTCACATCTGCGCCATGCAGAGGCACGGCGGTGGTCGTGTCACCTAGCGGCGCACGTTGGTGCCGCAAGCATTCGGTGGATCGCGACAGTCTGAGACCTTTGGAGTTGACCCATGAAGATGACGATGATGGTGGTGGCTTGTTTGTTGTTGACCAGTTGCGGGTTGCTGACGCCAGAGCAGCAGCAGACTGCGTTGCAGACCGTGGACGCCATGATGGTGCAGGGCACTGTCACGCCAGAGCAGGCGGAGGCATTGCGGCAGGCGATCTTGGGCGGCGGTCAGTCCGCGTGGTGGCAGCAGGTCGGCCAGGTCGTGCTCGGCGCTGCGATGGGTTACTTAGGCGTGCAGGCCGCGCCCGGTCGCGCTGCTAGCGTGGCAGCTCGGCGCGCAACGGAGGCTATGGCCCAAAGCAACAAATCAACGCCATGATGCGCTGGCAACTGCTGGCATGGTCGGCGTTGCTGTGCGCCTGCATCGTGTTTTGGGTTTCAGTGGTCGGTTGCGTGGTTGGCTGTGCTGTGCCAGCCGCGACGATGCTAGACGATTTGCGCAGCCAAGCGGTTGACCCTCGAGACCCTGCGCCCATGGTGTGGATGGCAGCACTAGCAGACGCCGAGATGGCTGCGGGCCAGCCTGCCAGCGTGCGCATCGTCCACGCTCCGCAGATCGCTGATGTGGCTGGCGGGCTGCCGTGGGTCGTGTGCCATGATCGCCCAGTGACGGGCAGCGTGTGGCGCTGTGACTGGTTGACGCAATACGTGGCGAGCTATCCTGACGGCATTGGCGGCGACATGGTGCGGCCTGATCGTGCGGTGGCGTTGCTGGTGACGCTGCGCCCACCGCCGCCACCGCAGCCGATACCAGGCGGCGCGGGTGGCATGTTACAGGTGCCGCCTGACTTCGTGCTGGTGCCGGATCGCTTGGAGTCGTTGCCGGCGGATATGCGGCCTGATCGCGTCTTCGATTTTGTGCAGGATGCCAGCGGGCGCATTGTGCTGTATGTCCGTTGGCCTTTGGCGTGGGATGGTTTGCGCGTGTCGGCGCAGTTGTTAGTGGCAGACGACCGCGTAGCCAGTGGGTGCGTGCCGACTTCCATGGTGGATTTGCACATTGGCGATGGGTAGAATGCGCGGGCGTGCCGCTGCCGAGTTGACCAGCAGCTTGTTTTCCAACGCCTAGCTTGAGAGGGCCGGGCGGCTCCCCCCTTCCATGGTGGCACGCTCTACAGCCAGCCCGGTGCCTAGCCGGGTTGGCTGTGCTTTTGTACGTCCATGGCCAGCGTCATCTCGACGTATCCAGGCTGGCCCACGCTCGGCAGGCTGCGCAGCGTGATGGCTTCGATGCGGGCGTCATCAAATCCGAGCGCGTCCATGCAGACGCCATCCAGACCCGCCTTCATGCGTGACAGCAAGCCGTCGCAGTCGTAGCTGCGGCGCGTTGGCGGGCAGAACGACAGCGTCAGGTGCAGCGGTCCAGGCGGCACGACAAACGTGCGCCGCCCCGTGATGCCGCGCACTGCGATGGCGCACGCCTGACGGTATGCGGCCTTGGCCTTGGCTAGCTTGCTCCAGTGTTGGCGCACGTTGGGGCTGAGGTCAGTCGGTGGCCACGGCAGCGCGATGCGGATAGGCGCGGCCTCTGCAAACCGTGCCGCCTTGTCGTCTGCGGATCTGGTCATTGTCGCGCCTTCCTTCGCTTCGTCTTGCGCTTGGGCCAGCGTTGTTTTGGCCGATCCATCTCGGCCTGCTGCAATGCGTCCACCTGTGCCTGCAAGCCAGCACGTTGCCACGGCAGCGCGCACTCAAGTTGTAGGTGAAGGTCAAGGATCTGATCGACGACATGCGCCGGCAGATGTTGCGCCATGTTTAGGCGTAGTTGATGGCGTGGTTTGGGTTTGGTCACAGCACCCCCACCATCGACAGGATCGGCAGCCAGAGCAGCACGCCGACGCAGCACCACGCCAGCAAGGTGCCAAGGTGCATTTGGTCTCGGTAGCGGCTCATTGCGTCACCACCCCCCATACGACTGCTTGGCGACCGCTGCGGATGCGCCGCTTAGTGCCAGTGTCTTGCAGCAGCTCCATGCGCACCAGCTCGCTGCGCCTGGTGCGCAGGCCGCTTTCGCTCTGGTCGGTCACATCGTCCATGGTCCCATATACCTGCACCAGTTGTTCGTCCGTCAGTGAGCCGAACCGGCGAAACGTCGCCATCACATCCTGGCGCTTGCGCGTCATGCGCGTGACGCTGCTGGCAGCCTTGTGGCTTGTCGGCCCGTCCGTGCTGCGGGCCGTGGCTCGCAATAACATGCTAGCCATTTTGCGGGCCTCGTGCGGGTCACAGTCGCCGGTCGCGGCGATCTGATCCAGCCGTTCGGGCAGCATCACGCTACGCCCCCACCGAACAACTGCACGCCTAGCGTGTATAGGTGCTGCACGTTGTCCAGCGGCAGCCCCATCTCGGCGGCGACCGTCTCCGCGTCCACGCCATCACCGTGGATGCGGGCGTAGCATATGTGGGCGTTGCGCTCGTGTCGCCATTTGTCGGCATCCTCCCCGTCCATGGGTCCGATGTCGCCGGACATCGTATTGCGGTCGCCGTGGTTGGCCTTTGTCTCTGCGTGCCTGTCGAGCGTTTTAAGGGCCTCCACTACATCAGGCGGCGACGATAGCAGGCCAGCCAGGTAGCGGCGTTGCAGGTGCTGTTTCGGCTCGCTGGCGACCAACCACGCAACCAGCCTATCCAGATCAGCGGGCGTGATGCCCTGCTGGGCTAAATCTTCCGCGATGGCCCACCGTGCGCGACTGCTCAGGATGAACACGCCAGCCGCGACCATTGCGGCCTCGATGGCTCCTGTACTGGTCGTACTCAGGTGTGCAGGCTTGCGCGTTTCTGCTTGGTCTGTACCAGAACCAGAAGGGCTAGCACCCACGCACACCTGCGTACCTACGGGCACAGACCCCCCTCCCCCTTCATTGTTACAGGGACGGTCGGCATCGTGCAAACTCATTCCGTTGCCCCTTGGCCGCGCAGGCGCACGGCACGGTTGACCGCCTCGAGCGGCACCTTGAGCCAAGCGGCAAGGCGAGCTGCCGTATCCTTGTGCAGTCGCTTGGTGCGGTTGTCGCGCAGTCGGCGCAGCGTGCCCGCGTTGATGCCAGTGGCCTGGTGGATTTCCGCGACGGAGACGCGGTCGAATAGCTGGTCAATGTCGATGTCCATGGCCGCACCATACACGCATAGCGGCAAGAAAACACAACAAACCACGACGGAATACGAGGCGCATCGGTTACCTTGTCGGTGCTGGCGTCATGGTGACGCCGCAAGGAAAACAACATGACCTGCGAACATGACAACCAATTCCCGCAGACCAACCGTGCCTTGGGCATGGGGCTGGTCTGCGCGGGCGAGGTCGCGCAACTGCGCGATGTAGACGACACTGGCGAGATTGCCGCCAAGATGCTGGAGCGTGGACATTGGCCCGTCGTGGTCAACGTCGGCGACTGCATCCCGTGCGCCGTGGACCGCTGGCGACAGCAGGACGACATCTTGCAGCGTCACAGATTCCGCCACACAATGGAGGCAGCGCAATGAGTGGCTACCGCGACCAGCACGGGCGTTACCGCCAGCGTGACGGTCTGGACATCCTCGACGACATCGGCGCAGGCGTGATGATGCTGCTGATGATTTGGGGGGCCGCGTGGCTGATCGGCATCTGGCAAGCCGTGGAGGTGACGCGATGACGCCTCAGCAAGCACGCGAAATCCGCATCCTGGCCACCGCCCACGCCACCGCCACCACCGCCGCCGCCCACAACGCCTGCGCCGCTGCCGCTGCCGCCGCTGCCGCCGCTGCCACCGCCGACGCCGCCACCCTCGCCACCCTCGCCATGCGCGCCGCAGCCGCAGCGCGCTCCAGGCAAGCTGATGCTTGGGCTACCCTGCATGCTGCGATTGACGCAGCAACCGAGGGGGCCAGCGATGACGCCTAAGCCAGAGAGAGAAATCAAGCGCCTGATTCGCCGCCTACGCGCTGCCGAAGATGCATTGCGCAGCTATCAACATGCCGTCCGAGTTTACTCTGGGGCCGCCGACTTTAGTGCTAGGGAGGTGAAAGACGCCCGCAAGGCACTACATGACGCGTATCGCGCAGCAACCGAGGGGGCCAGCGATGACGCATAGACAAGCCGCGAACCAGGACCACGAGGAGTTGAGCGGATGCTGCGCGGCAGCGGTCAACACGGACTACATGATGTGCCTGCAATGCTTCGAGCATTGCGACCTACTGGAGCCAGACCTGAGCAAGCGTGACCGACTGCGCCAGTTTCGGCTGGCCTATCGCGTAGCATTGCGCCAGCAAGATACGACGCGCACGGATTGGGGCGACCAAGGGCGGGCAGTCGTGCAGGCCAACATCACGCGCCTGGTCGCGGCATACGAAGCCAACCCGCTGCCGGACGAGCTGCACTGGCGTTATGCGCAGTCCCGCCAGCCCCGGCACCTATCGGTCATAAGCAGGACGCGCCTGTTGCTCGAGGGCGACCCGGACAACGTGCGGCTGCGCAAGTTTGCGCGGTCGGTCATCCGCCAACGCAAACGGATGTGGAAAACCGCCGCACCAGCGGCATACTAGGCAGAGGAAAACAAACCATGGACACCAAGAACATCACGGCAGCACTGGCTGCATTTCATCAGACGGTCGGCACCATCGACAAAACGGCCCGCGCTCAATACGGCAACTTCGCCGACCTGAGCACGGTCCTGTCAGTCATCACGCCAGCTTTATGCAAGCATGGGCTGGCGTTGGTGCAGACGTTCGAGACTGACAGATATGAAGAGAACGTGATCGGCGACTTGTTGATTACTAAGCTGCTGCACACTAGCGGCGAGTGCATCAGGAGCGAATGCAGGCTGATCCGCGTCGAGGGCGCAGGCAGTCGCCACAACCCGCTGCACCTATGGGGCGGCAGCGTGACCTATCAGCGACGGTATGCCGCGCTGGCTTTGCTGGGCCTAGCCGCAGGCATGGACGACGACGATGGCGACATCGCAGACGCACCGCGCAAGGTCAAAGCCAAGCAGGCCAAGCCGCGCAACGATGCGCCAGTCACGCCGAAGAAGGTCGCCCCTTGGGACTCACGCGAACACGCAGAGGATGCGCTAGGTCGCTGCACCAGCGAGGCGCATATGATGGCATGGTCAGCCAAGACCAAGGCCAGCAAGTTTGTGGGCGTAGACCGTGACGCACTGCTCGAGGCATATGCAGAACGCATGGCGATGGTGGAGGCGTAAACATGGAATACGTCAACTTTCTTAATGGCAAGACGCCAATGGTGAACCCTTGCGGGTTTGATCCAAACATTCCGCATGGCAGTTTGTTGTTCGAATTCCAGCGCGATCTGGTGACGTGGGCTTGCCGGCGCGGACGCGCTGCGATCTTTGCAGACTGCGGTATGGGCAAGACGGGAATCCAACTCGAATGGGCAAGGCAGATCGCAGACAAGTCCGGCAACGCCGTGATGATCTTGGCACCGCTGGCCGTGGCCGCGCAGACTGTTCGCGAGGCGCAGAAGTTTGGGATTGACGGCGTCGTGTTGGCGCGGTCAGACGACGACGTTGGCGACGCGCGTATTGTCGTCACGAACTACGAGATGCTGCACCATTTCGATGCATCGGCATACGCTGGCGTCGTGCTGGACGAGAGCAGCATCCTCAAGGCATTCACTGGCAAGATCCGCAACCAGATCATCGACACGTTCGGCGCGACGCCATACCGGCTGGCATGCACGGCGACGCCAGCACCGAACGACCACATGGAGCTTGGCAACCATGCCGAGTTCTTGGGCGCGATGAGTCGCGTTGAGATGTTGTCGATGTTCTTCTGTCACGACGGAGGAGAGACGCAGAAGTGGAGGGTCAAGGGCCATGCAACGCGATCATTCTGGGAATGGGTCTGCTCTTGGGCAGTGATGATCCGCAAGCCATCCGACATCGGCCACGCCGACGATGGATACGATCTGCCCAACCTGGAGTATCACGAGCACGTCTCCGAAGTGAAGGCGCAAACTGTCGGCATGCTGTTCGATGTTGGTAAGATGTCGATGCAAGATAGACGTGCAGCTCGGCGCGCTAGTCTTGCTGATCGAGTGCGGATCGCAGCCGAGATATGCAACGCATCTGACGAGCAGTTGTTGGTCTGGTGCGACATGAACGCCGAAGGCGATCAGTTGACAGCAGCCATTGACGGGGCCGTGCAGGTATCGGGCAGCGATACTAACGAGCACAAAGAGCTTACTATGATGGCGTTCGCTGACGGCAGAGTGCGGGTGCTAGTGACCAAACCGAAGATCGCTGGATTCGGGATGAACTTTCAGAGGTGCCGGAATGTGGTTTTCGTAGGTCTGAGTGACAGTTACGAGGCCATGTATCAGTCCGTGCGCCGATGCTGGCGCTTTGGCCAAGACCGCGATGTCCACGTGCATGTGATTACAAGCACTGCTGAAGGTGCGGTTGTAGACAACGTCAAGCGCAAGGAGCGCGACGCGCAGCAGATGGCCGAGGCGATGGTCGCCAACATGGCCGACATTACGAAGATCAACACGCAGGGGATTCGCAGGATGACGAACGAATACGAGACTGAGACGCAGCAGGGTAACGGATGGACGGTTTACCTTGGCGACTGCGTGGAGACGATCCGCAACGTCGATGATGAGAGCGTAGGGTTTACGGTATTCTCGCCACCGTTCGCAAGTCTTTACACATACAGCGCCAGCGAGCGCGACATGGGCAACTGCACCGATGATGCCGAGTTCTATGATCACTTTGCATACTTGGTGCGCGAGATTTATCGCGTGACGAAGCCTGGAAGGCTGCTTTCGTTCCACTGTATGAACTTGCCTACGAGCAAGGCGAGAGACGGATACATTGGCATTCGCGACTTTCGCGGCGAGATGATTCGATCATTTGCCGACGCCGGATGGATCTATCACAGCGAGGTCACGATCTGGAAAGATCCCGTCACCGCGATGCAGCGCACGAAGGCGCTGGGATTGCTGCACAAGCAGCTCAAGAAGGATAGCTGCATGAGCCGGCAAGGCATCCCCGACTACCTCGTGACGATGCGCAAGCCGGGCGAGAACATCGACCCCGTTACGCATACGAACCAGACCTTTCCAGTGCAGGAGTGGCAAGGCTACGCCAGCCCGGTCTGGATGGACATCAACCCATCGGACACGCTCCAGCACCGCAGCGCACGCGAGGAGGAGGACGAGCGACATATATGCCCGCTCCAGCTTGACGTGATCAGGCGCGCTCTGCGGCTGTGGTCGCGGCCAGACGACATCGTGTTATCGCCGTTCGCTGGCATTGGCAGCGAGGGATACGTGGCATTGCAGGAGGGGCGGCAGTTCGTCGGCCTTGAACTGAAGCGCAGTTATTTCAATCAGGCGTGCGCCAACCTCGCCAATGCAGAGGCTAGCGGCAAGCAGGCTACACTGTTCGCATAATCATTCGGGGGACGTTCCCCCACCGCCGTGCTGGAGTCCTTAACAATCATTGATGGCAGTTAAAAGCAATGACAAAGGGTGCAGCTCCAGCACGGCGGAACCTTTACGGGAGTTGCATCTGTTCGCGGGCGCGGGCGGCGGCATCCTCGGCGGAATGCTGCTTGGCCACGAGCCGGTCTGCGCGGTCGAGATTGACCCCTACTGCCGCCAAGTGCTGCGCGAGCGCATTGACGACGGCACACTGCCGCCATTCGAGATTTACGACGACGTGCGGACATTCGACGGTCGGCCTTGGCGCGGCCTGGTCGATGTCGTCGCCGGCGGTTTCCCGTGCCAACCGTTCTCGTGCGCTGGTAAGCAACTGGGCACGGCAGACCCGCGTCACCTGTGGCCTGAAATGGCCCGCATCATCGAGGAAGTAAGACCCCGCTATGTCTATGCAGAAAATGTTTCTTTGGCCGCATTCGAAGAACCCTGGCGAGACCTTCGACGGTTGGGCTACAGAGTCCCGCCAGCGATCTGCGTCAGTGCGGCAGATGTTGGCGCACCGCACCTCCGCAAGCGGTGGTGGTTGCTGGCTACCGACGCCAACGGCACAGCAGTACGGGACGACGAACAACGGCAAGCGTCCAGACGGCACGACGTTCAAGCAAGCAGGAAAACCCAGTCTGGCGACAATGGCGAAACTGGACAAGTGGCCGACGCCGCTACTACCGACGCCGAAAGCGTCGGACGGGTCCAAAGGCAGCAGGAGCAGAGCGGGAGCAGAGCGCGAATGGAGGCGCGGCAAGAATGTGGACCTGGGCATGGTGGTGGCAATGTGGCCCACGCCGAAGGCCAGCCCAATCGGGCCGGATTATGCGAGGGTCCACCGACCGGGATCGGGCGGCGACGATCTGGCCACAGCAGTGGCGAAGCGGATACCGACGCCGACAGCACGCGACTGGCGAAGCGGCAAGGTCAGCGCAGCCACGCACGCCAGAAACTCGCGGCCATTGAGCGAGCAGATTGGTGGGCCTCTGAACCCGCTGTGGGTCGAGTGGCTAATGGGGTGGCCGCTAGGGTTCACCGTCTGCGTGCATTGGGCAACGGGCAAGTCCCGCAGTGCGCAGCGCAAGCGTGGCGCATCCTGATGGAGCTGGGCGACTGACCGCAGATTTGCGCCGCTGTGCCCTTGTGGATATAGTGCCACAATCTTGACCGGCACCCCCGACCAGGCCGATCCGATCATTGCCAGCGTGTGCCACGAGTTTGGCATACTGGCCGATGATCTGCGCGGCAGCACCCGCAAGCACGCAGTCAGCACACCTCGCAAGTTGCTGATGTATATCCTGCACCGCGAGCAAGGCTGGACCCTGCAAAGCATCGGCGCACTGCTTGCCAGGCATCACAGCACCATCATCTACGGCGTGCGCGATACTGAGCACAGGCTGCGCGAATCCGTCGCAATGCAGGCCAGTCTCGAGCGCATCACGTTGGGGGCTACCCAGTGACGGCCAAAAGGGCAACCCTTGGCGAGTAAGCGCAAGGCCAAAAAGGCAGTGGGCAGGCCACGGTCAGCAATGACGGCAGACGCTATTGCGTCCATCGTCAAGACCGTGGCGCTAGGCGTGTGGCCTGATCGTGCTGCACAGATCCACGGAGTCAACCCGGCGACAATGAGAGCGCACAGGGCACGCCATCAGGACTTTGCAACGGCTTTAGAAAAGGCAGAGGCGCAAGCCGAGGCCGGATTCATGGGCAAGATCCTGCGCCACACCGAGAAACAATGGACCGCTGCCGCGTGGATGCTCGAGCGCCGTTGGCCTGACCGATGGGCTAAGCGTGAAGTGACCATGACCATCGAGGATGTGGAGCCGGACCCGCGCTTTGACTAGCACAGTCGTTGCACCGTTCTGGCGGGTTGACGATCCGCAGCTTGCCGGCGATGGCAGCATTACACGCGGCGGCATGTTCGAACATCAGCGCGAATGGTGGAACCTGCCCAACTTCATCCGTGGCCTGGTCACCGGCTACGGCGGCGGCAAGACGTTGGCACTAGGTAAGCGCATGATCTGGCTGGCGCTGCGCAATGCGCCCGTGCCCGTCATCACCGTCAGCCCGTCCTACCCGTTCGCGCTGACCACGATCGTGCAGACCATTGACGAGCTGCTAGACGGCAAGTGTCGCAACGAGCCAGAGCTCAGCTATCACCTGTACCGCTCGCAGCCATACCGCTTTGATATCCGCCTTGGCCAGCGCCAAGCCACCATCCTCTGCATGTCCGGCGAACGACCGGAGCGCCTCAAAGGCAGCAACGTGGCAGCGGCAGGGATCGATGAACCGTTCATCCAACCGCTGGCAATGTTCGAACAGGTGCTTGCCCGCGTGCGTCATCCACAGGCGCGGCACCGCGAAATTGACATTACCGGCACGCCCGAAGGCGTCGTCGGGTGGGGCTACGATCTGTTCCAGGGCGACATGCGCGCCAAGCATGACCTGGGCCTAGTGCAGTCTGCGAGCACGGCCAACAAGGCGCTGCCGCATGACTACGTGGCCCGCCTGGTCAACACGTATGACGAGGCCGCAGCCGAAGCCTACGTCTATGGCAAGTTTGTGAACCTGTCCACAGGCCGCGTATTCCATAGCTATGACCCCGAAGTGCATAGCGTGGATGTGGACAAACCAGCCGACGCCGAGGTGTGCGTGGGCATGGATTTCAATGTCAACCCGTTCGCCTTCGTCGTGTTCTGGCGCACGCAGTCGCGTCTGCATGTCATTGGTGAGCACGAGCTGCCCAACTGTGACGCAGAGCAGGCGGCGCAGTTCATCAAGCAGACATACCCCACCGTGCGCCGCATCTACCCTG